TAGGTTGTCTTTTTCTAATATATCTTGTCGTTTTACTATTTCTCGTGCAAAGTCTTGTAGTATTTCTTGTGATTGTCTATCAAAGGTAAGAACAACTTGACCAAGATCTATCTCTGCATTATCACGTGCCACATCATCCATGTTGCCCCTTTGTCTTCTAATATAGTTTACCCAATTCACAATTGATGTAGGTGGTTCTTTAAATCTTCTAAGCTCACCTACTCTTCTTGGTTCTTTTGATTCAACTACTACAAATCTATTCAAAAAACCATCTGCTATACGACCACTATTTAAAGCTTTGTAAAAGTTTTTTGGTACTGATAATCCTACAAGGGTTATAGCTGGCTTATGAGTAACACGGTTCATCATCATTTCTTTATATTGTTCTTGGACATTCATGAGTGAGTAATTATCTGGTCTAAGGGTTCCATGACACCTACCCCATGCTTCCATGAGTGTTTGTATACCATCTTCTCTATTGGTGTTTTGTGATGATCCTATAGCCTCTAAACGCTTACCAAATTCGTCCATGATGGTAATTTGTGTTGGTCGCATCTTAAGAACAGAGTGCACAGCACCACTTGATGTATAGCCATCGCCTACTACAAGCTTCTCATGGTCACTAGCATTTAGCACAGACTCTACAAATGTTTTGATGTTTTCTTTACCTTGTCCAGATTTTGCTATACCCATGAAGTACATAGATGAAAAGTTATTCATGTCAGTTCTGTAAATACGACCACAAGTAACACTTGCTAATGATAAAGCACCGATAAGAGATAACTCTGGTTGTGGTACTTGTGCAATCTCTTCACAAAAGTTAAACATATCTTTAAGCAAACCTGGTGGATTAAAAAGATCTTTTGGTTTTTGTATCGTTTCTGATGCTTGTATAAACAATGGTGCTATTTGATTTTTTCTATCGTGAGTATTTTTAACACTTTCTACTACGCCATCTATCTCGTCTTGTGGTAATGGTGGGTTGTTCTGTTTGTTCCAGTTTTGTAGAAAGATCTTTACAAATTCTATGTTTACATTTTTAGATATTAAGTACCCTGCAATACGTGCCGCACCATCGTTTCTTGATCCCTCTTGTACTCCCTCTAATGAAAATGGTGCTGTCTGGACATTGGTTTCTGTTTTAGGTACGCCCGTTATTTTTGCAAACTCAACTTCTGTAAAATCTGGTAAATCGTTATGATCATGTATTTTCCAATCAGCAAATGTTACAGGCTTATAGATCTGTCCATTAGCGTGTCTGTTCCATGGTGCTATTATCAAACCACCAACACCTCTTATATCTATCAATCTTTCTATTGGTGTTTCAGCAGTACGTCTTGTTGCAAAGGTAGTATAGTTTTGTGGGTTGTTGTAATAGTAGTGCATACCCTTGCCAGTAATAACTTTGAATGGACACGCAGGCAAATTGTTTTCAACCCAGTCCATAGCCTCTGGAGAGTCAGCATCAACGACAACAAACTTACCACATACAAGAGCAACAACAAGATTGTCCCTGTCTTTAAACCATGATTCTACAAGGTCTCTAGGCGGTCTTTCCTGTTTATACTGCTCCCAACCTTTTAAAAAAGGTGGTGGCTTTTTGTTGGATCTTTGTAGGGGTACGACATTATATCCATCATCATAATAGGCAAGTGCTTGCTCTAAGGATGAGTCGTCCTCAGTAATATTGAGCTGAAACACATTAAGCTTCTGTTATTAATATCTCAGATATAGGCCCATATATGGACTCATAGTCCAATCTACCGTCAGTCGCTTTTATAATTTGTTTTGCTTGATTAATAGTAGGTTGTCTATATCCATATCTCCAAGACTTGCAAGACGCTTCAGAACAACCAAACTTTTCTGCTGCTTCTCTTTGTCCTAAAAATTCAATGTAATCTTTAAGAGTATACTTTTTAACTTTCCTATCAGTATGATTTGGTTTAACGCCCATAGTTTCAAATTCCTTGAGTCTTTTAGTAGCTATGCTTTTCATTCTAAAATAATAATTAGCTTGCCACGTGTTATCCTCTTTGTTGATGTTTTCCATTTACTTCTCCTTTTCAACATAATGTAAAAAATAATATTTTACATATGGTAACGATTAAGTATATAATATGCAAGTTATATTTTATTTAAGGAGTAAAACATGGAATTGACAAATAGAATTGTATCTCCGAGTCAGCTCGTACAAAGCCAAGGTGCTAAGATCCTGGTATATGGTATGGCTGGTTCTGGTAAGACTACATTAGCTAAGACTTGCCCAGGTAAGGTACTTGTTATAAGTGCTGAAGCTGGTTTGTTATCTATCAAAGATGCAGACAATGTTGCAGCTATAGAAGTCAAAGAGGCATCAGAGGTAATGCAACTGCACGATGCTTTAAAGTCTGGCACATTACAATACGATACGGTTGTTTTAGATTCAGTATCTGAAATAAGTGAGATCTTACTTACATGGGAGAAGTCTCGCAGTAAAGATCCTCGTATGGCATATGGTAATGTCCAGGAATCTGTAACTAATTTGATGCGTGCTTTTAGAGATCTACATATGCACGTATTATTTCTTTGTAAAGAAGATGTAGTAAATGATGATGGCATATTAAGACACGCACCGAAAATGGTGGGTACTAAATTAGGCGAATCAATTACTTACTTCTTTGATGAAGTACTTGCACTTAGAATAATAGATAGTCAAGATGATGACGGCAAAACTGTTCAACACAGATGGCTTCAAACTGTCTATGCACAAGGCTATAAAGCAAAAGATCGTAGTGGTAAACTTGAGAACTTTGAAAAGCCTGATATTACTGCTCTAATTGAAAAGTTAGGGTTTTCATTAATTAACGACAATACGGGAGAAAACTAATGTCTGATTTTGGAGATGTAGAATTTGTGGATAATTTGAGTGAGATGCCAACTGGTGTCCCACTCGCAGAAGATGGCGAACACAACGCCAAGATTATAGCTACTGACAAATATAAGTCACAAGCTGGTAACTGGACTTTGAAAGTAACATTTCAAATTGACGGTGGTAAATATAAGGATCACAACGAGTGGTATAACCTATGGGCTACAAACGAGGAGAACAAGCGTATAAGCACAGAATTGTTTACAAGGCTTACTAAAGCTTGTGGTCTTAAAAAGTATCCAGAGAATCATAGCGATTTTGTTGGCACTAATCTTAGATTGGATATGTATCAAAAAGAAGATTCATTTATGGGTGATAACGGTGAAGTTAAAATGATGAAGACAAAGATTAAAAACTATCTATTGTCTCAAGATGGAGACATGAGCCCACCGCCAGAAGCGGTACCACCATTTTAATTGTCGGACTGTTCTTTAGAAGGGGCTTTATGCCCCTTTTTTTCTGCAAGTAGACAAAACCTTTCGTCTTGTTTTTCTTTCAATACTTTTTCTATATATTGAATGTGTTTATCTAATTCTGCTATTTTATGGTCAATATTCATCTGTTCTCCATATATGTGTAAAACATAAGCAATAAAATACCTAGTACGGCATAAAAACTCATATCCATTATCTATTCTCCAATTTATTTCTTGCCCTGGTAAGATACCAAATGGCCTTATCAAGATCCTGGATATTTGCGTCTTTATGATCTGCTCTCCAGATATACTTAATAGCTGCCGCCTTGCAGTAGCCAATAAACTGTTCAAAAGTTAAAGCTGATTCTATTGCGTCTATACACTCAATAGAGCCTTTCTTATAATGTGGGGGGTGGTTTACATTATCTGTCATTTTGTTTCTCCATTAACTTTTTTAACTAAAGATTCAATCCAAGCTATTTCTTTTTCATTTTTTTGTATTTCTTCTTTGTCAGAAATTATCACACAAGGTATTCCAAGATTGCCCACGATTGTTTTACCATGCTCTTCATTTCTAGCTTCAACTGTTTTCCCATATCTATTCAAGCATCTTACTATTGCATTTTTTTCGCTTTTAGTTAGATTCATTTTGTTCCTCTCTATAAAAATTACCTGTATCTAGTTCAACAACATTAGGACTGTTGTATATGGTAGCTGGTTGCCCTGCTAACACTTTGTTATATGACTCAAGGTAGTCGCTTAGAAAGTTCCAACCTATCTCCATATCAGTATGATTCATCTTGAATACTTTACTGGCAAAAGGTGTTTTCTTTTCCTGTGCTACAAATACAAAGTCATGCACCTGGAAACCAGCACGCTCAAAGCCACGCTTATACCATGCGGCTTGTAGATCATACGAGAACCGCCTTACCGAATTGGTAAAACCCCTGACGGAACAATCACTCGTTGTTTTATAATCTACAAGCACTATGGCATTTTCCCCATGTGGTTTATCAAATGGATTTACAATTACATCTGCACGTGTTTTACA